ATCAAGTCCTACTACACCTTTCATTCCTGTTGCTGTTAAGTCTGAAGAATTTAGGTTTGCTGTTACTGTTTTACCTGCTTGAACATTTAAAATTGCCCTTTGAACTAATAATTTTTTTACAAACGTATCTACATCTGGATCTGCACCAGTTACTGCTAATGATTTATCTAAATCTTTATTAATTTCATACGTATTAAGTCCATCAATTGAAGCTAGTTTATACCCATTATATGTAGTTCCTGATGGATCTGTATTATTAATGCTTCCTGGTGCTAATCCTACAAGCGTAGCCAAATTACTATCTAAACCTAATAAATTTAAAGGACCCGTTGCATTTCTTAAGTTCATTACAGTGGCATCATTTGAGAATACATTTATATGCATTCCTGTTGTAGTAATGGAACCTGGAGCACTTAAGTCTTTTTGAAATCCTACAGAATTACCTCTTAATGTCAATATTGCATTTGATAAATTTACTGTTCCTCCATTTGCATTATACACTCCATAACCATCACCATCATAATCAATTTTTGAATTTGTCAAATCCAAACTAGTTCCTGCTCCTTCTGAAACTACACCAGAGGCACCACCTTTTACAGTTAAATTTGATCCTTGTAAAGTAACATTAGCACCATTTGTAGCATAAACAGCTACACCTTTTGAAGTTCCTGCAGGAATAGCAGTATCATCTATACTAATTGTTACTTTGTTTGGAGCTGAAGTAACTGTTCCACCATCACTGAATATACCTGTAGAACCATTTTTCAATGTCATTCCAACAGTTCCATTTAAAGCCATAGTTCCTTTATTGTAAATTCCTACGTTTCCATCTCCAGATATTGTAGTATTACTAGTACCTGCTGCTGTAAATGTTCCTTTATTAAAAATGGCAGAAGCGTTGTTACCTGTATAAGTTATAGTTCCATTATGTTCACCAATATTTCCTGTATCTATTGCCATAGCTATACTTTTATTTCCACCAATAGTTAAAGTCCCATCATTAATTATTTTAGCACCACTTGTTCCTGTTCCAGTAGTAGGGAAACTACCAGCTGTCATTCCATAAAATTCATCAGAAGAAGTTGATGTTATTGTTTTTCCACTTCCTAATCTAACAGTTCCTTGTTTACCTGCTTGTAACAAAGTATTTTTAGCTCCTATAGAACCTACTGTTATATCTTGATCTAATTTTATTTCATCTTTATCACTTCTTATTAAAGCACTTTCTGTTGCATCTGAATCAAATGCTATACTGCTCATTTTTGTACTATCTAAATTCATAGCAGTATTATTTGCATAACTTCCTTGAGAATTTCTTAGGAATCCAACATTTCCTGTTCCACCGACTAATATATTTAATCCTGTTACTTTAGATAGTGGATCTCCTGTTGAAGCTCCCTGTGCTATTGAAAAACCAACGTTTTTTGTACCTTTAACATTTATCATTCCACCTGCTCCAGAAACATCAACATTGTCATAATATGTTGGAACACTATAGCTTCTCATTCTTAATCCGTAGTTACTGCTCCCATTAACATTTATATTACCTATTTTTATATTTGTATTTAAAGGAGTTGCGTAATAAAATCCAAAATCAATTCCTATGCTATTCTGAGAATTTATATTAATCTTACCTCCCGAGTTATCAACTACATTTCCTGTTGGATGGCTTCCTTCTGAATCAATTTGGATTCCTATAACATTATTCCCACTATCTAAATTAATATTTCCAGAATTTTTTAATGTAAAAGCATATGATAAAAGTTGTTGTTCAAATCCAATTAAAACATTGTTACTAACTGGATTATTATGCCCATTTAATGATAAATTACCAGTAAATTCATAAGTATTATTTGATCCACCATATGGATTAATACTTGAAAATATAACCATATTATAATTAGATGGCTGATCATTCATAGTTATTTTATAATTACCTTTATGTGTTACACTATTAGTTTGTACATCATTAAAAAATGAATTAATTTTACCACTAGAAACTGTTCCAGGCGATAATGTTTGTGTTACCCCCGCTGGAGTCACCGCACTTAAAGTTGCACCTGACCAAGTTGGAACCCCACCAACTACATTTATATCTAATGTATCTGTCCCTGTATCATACGAAATAAAATTATTTGCTACCCCCATATATCCAACATTTGTTGCAAATTCAGTACTGCTTCCTTGCCCATAACCTTGTGCTTGGAAATTTAAACTAGGTGGATCAAAAACTTTAATATTTGGATTATCGGGAGTTTTAGGCAAATTAGGTGCCGCTATAACTCTAGGTTCAAACGGAGGCAATCCCCCACTAGGCGTAGTAGGCACAAAAGTAGGTGCTGGTTTATCTATTGATAATGTTCTCAATGAAGCATCCACTTGAATTTCTACTGGTCTTTCCATTGCATTTCCTAATCCTATTGAAGTTGTTCCATATTTTCCTTCTGTTGCTTGGTAATTATATTTACCTAATCCAGCATTTCTTTTATATTTGATATTTCCAGTTTTGTCTCCATGACCTTTATACGTTCCTTTCCATTCATTTAAGAATGTGTTAGCTCCATACTGCCATGATTTCCAAGGCGATTTTACTACTTGATCTCCTTGTTCCATTAACTGAATCAACTCTAAGTTATAATCTTTCATCAATTTATCATTTTCTGATTTTACTTTCTTAAATTGTAGTCGCATCTCTCCTATTGAAGATGTAATTTCTTGTCGCTGATTTTGGATTGCTTCATCTGTTGTTGTTGCAGAAAAACCAAATGTTCCTCCTAACAAAAATGTGAATAAAGCCTGTTCTGTATATTTAAACTCTTTACATCTTTTTGCAAAAGCTTTTAAATCTTTTTCTAATTTTTTTAGGTTGTTAGTCATACTTAAATCACCTCATTTTTAGTTTTTTATTTTTCATTTTTCTATTAATTTAAATTTTATAAAATAATAAATCAAAGTTTATTACTTAAAGAAGAAAGTTTTATTAATATTTTAAATTTATTATTTCACAGAATTTTATAATAGTTACATTTTAAAAATTAATATTTTTGAAAATTATGTAATAGCGAGTTTGTACAATTCTACAAAAACTAAAAATTATGAATTTAACTATAATTGGTTAGAAGATTAGGAGAGTAAAATAAATTGAAATTTTACGTAAGAATGGACGAAGTACCAAAAACTACAGCACAGCAAAAGAAATTTTCTACAAAGACAAAAACATTTTACAAAACATCGAAAATTAAGCAGTCAGAATATTTACTAGTAAGAGCATTAAGTGGGAGACAGCCACGCAAGACTTATGACACACCTATTAAATTAAGTGTAACGTGGTTGTTTCCACACACAAAGAAATCTAAAAACGGAGAAAGAAAAGCGACTAGACCAGATTTAGACAACTTACAGAAACTGCTACAAGATATTATGTGTAAACTAGGATATTACAAGGACGACAGCTTAATAACAGATTTAATAATTAAAAAGAGATGGCACAGACACAGCGGTTTAATTATTCAAATAAACGAAGTAGAAACAATAGATAATGAATTAAATAAAGAGGTAGAGGAGTTAATTAATGGCAAAGAGTAAGAAAAAGAAAAAGGGAGGAAGTAAGAAACTTAAGAAATCTAATTTAGTTCTAGCTAGTCCTACAGCCTTAACTAATATAGCGAGAAACGAAGCTAGAAGAAAATTAGGGCCTGAAATCAAGAGAATAGAACAAGAGTTGATTCAGAAAGAGAAAGAAATGGAAGACTTAGTATATCAAGGTTTGTTCGTGAAATTACTAGGAATACCATTACTAGCATTAAGAAATAGAGGTTATGGCAAGAAACGATTAGAAGAGTTTTACAACGAGATGTACGAGATATTTAAAGATTTTCACTTAGAAAGATTAAGTACTAACGACATAGCAGAAGCGATTTACGATGAAACAGGCTACGACCTACTAGCACAAAAGAAAGAGTTTGCTAAATGGTTACAAGAAAATAGATTTGATAAAGAGAGAGGAAAATAAAAAATGAAAAAAGAGTTTTGGCAGATTAAAAGGATGGTTACAGGTAAGGAAATAGCACCGACATTCACAGATGTAGAGGTAATCTTTTTCAGATATAACAATAGAATTTACAGACTAGACAAAGAGGGAGTACGTAGCAGGACTTACGGGCAAACTACTATACCATTAGAACTATTTGAGAACGATAGAACAGAAGTCGAAGTATTAGAAATACATTTCTTTGAAACAGTTGAAGAAGAGAAAGAAGAGAAAGGAATAGAAAAATATGCAACAGTCGTCTCAGAATAATTTATTTACAACATTCAACAATATTGAAAGAATTAAAAAAGAAAAACAAGAAAGGAAATTAAAGCCAGTGATTAGAGTTGAAGAGATGATAAAAACGATTAAAGAACATTACAACTTAAACGCACCTATGCTAGCACATAATCTAGGTGTAGATGTACAAGCTATTTACAGATGGGAGAAAGGCGGTAGACCTAATATAAAACGATATAACAAGATTAAAGAGCTTTATGAGGGAATTATAAGAGAAAACAAAACAGAAGTCTTAGAACAGCCAGAAATAGCTAATAAAGAGGTTATAGAAGATGCTACAGCAGGGACACCGTTTATAGAATTAACTCCTATTAGAAACGAGGGAAAAGCATATGTAAATATAAATAAGATTCAAGAAATATACTATTTAAGCGAAGGCACTTCTTCAATAGTTTTTAAAAATGATGATTATTCACATTTTGAAGAAAGCCCTACAGAAGTTTTAGAGCTTATTAGAAAGACAATAAAAGAAAATGAAAAGAACTAAACTTGATGAGTTTATGAAGAAAAATAAAATAACTAATGTAGAGTTAGCTAGGTCAACTGGTCTACATAGAAAGACTATACAAGAAGCTAGAGAGGGAATAATTAAACCGAGATACAGAACGTTAAGAAAAATAAATAAAGCGTTAGAGGTAATATATATTGATAGAACATAACAACAGAGATATAGCAAAGAAACATGCAGAATTTATAACAGGTAAAGAGTTAAGGTTATATGTAGCAGATAAAGTAAGAAAGTATGTAGGAGATAATCCAACAGTCTTTGATGGTGCTATAGGTAGTGGACAATTAGAACAGTACATTAAACCTAAACATTTAATAGGTGTAGAAATTCAAAAGGCTTCTTGTGATACATTCGAAAAGAACAGCGAGTTATTTCCAAGTAGAGAAATATATAACATGAGTTTCTTTAACTTTAAAGAAGATGTAAAAGCAGATTGTGTAGTTATGAATCCTCCGTTTTCGCTGAAGTTAAAAGAGTTACCAGAACAAGATATAAAGGATATACAACAAGAGTATGAATGGAAAAAGAGTGGTGTTGTTGATGATATATTCATTTTAAAATCATTAAACTATACAGACAAGTACGCTTTTCATATATGTTTTCC